CTACTACGTAGCCACCTTTCCTCCTGATCGACCTATCATGGACAATTGGACTATCGCTACCATCCCAGTCTTCACCGGGACGGCAATCAATGCGACGCGCACGTGACTTCCCTGGGTTTCTAAACCAGAGAGCCATATGCAATCCATCATGGCACACTTCGCGCTTGCGATAAACAAACCGCAAGTATTGAAATGCGTATGTTCCATGTTTTGATAGTGCTACGGGGCTTAGCATTGCCCCATAGTGGCGCTGGAACCGGAGAACATCCCCGGTTATCTTTAATCCAGCGTCATCAGGAAAATACGTAGGCACAAGCTTGATACAAATCTTGTACTTACGAAACAGTCCGAACACAACGCGCCAAAGCTCCTTGTCATACACGTAGCTCAGGTCCCCGAAGTACTTTCTGTACTTCGTTAAAAGACCATTCGCTATTATATACAACCAAGGTTCTAACGCGCTGCGTTTCACTGTTTGTGGTGCCTTCAAACTGAAAGGCCTTACGTCGTATCCTGCGAGGAAATCTCCTCCACAGGACTCTCTGAACTGCTCGTTGGAATAATACGACTTCTCGTCGTTTATCAAAAATCCAACAGACTGCATAACCTCAATGTAACGCGAGGCAATGCTAGTCGGCACGATGCAATCATCACCGAAAACCGAGACTCGCTCTTGACACGCATAATCTACGTGTATCGAGTTTGTCAAAGGATTCTCGACGGTGTAAAGCGTCGCGGCCGCATATGTCCAGAAAGTTAAGGTCTCAAGCGGAAACGTTACCGCATTACCCATGGTACTGAACATGTTGAGTTCGGTGCGCTCACCCTGAACAAGGGAGTGCGTTGACCTAGTCTCATTACAGTACCGAAACCATACAGGAGGGATTAACCACTCATACAGTTCCACACTTCCACAATCACTAGCGGTCGCCCAGTCGATCGTCGCATCTTTTTGCGAGATAGAGCTGAGTTTAGCCAATTGCTGATGTAGAAGGGGCAGAGTCTTAACATCCAAGCCTGCCTTGGCCATCCGGTCGTACATCATCAACATCAGCCCCTGCTGTAAAAACATATTTACAGTGGCTTCTATCGATATAAACCGGTTGATCTCGGCATTCTTGTCGACTGTAGTAGCGTTCGACTCTGTCGTTATATCAAACCATGCACCCATATCTTGACTTGGATGTTTTATGTCGTCTAGCCCATTGTGGGCCATGACCTCTGCTCGAAGAGTTTCGTCGAACAGCATGATCTGTTTAAACAGATTTACGGCGTCTTTAGTCCCCGTCATGGGTAAGGTGAATTTCGCGTCCTGCGAAGTGTCTGAATAAGCCACTCCTATGGACGAACCTCCAGAGTTTTTACACGTCTGGAACCATTCTCTAACCTCAAACGTACCAAGGATACGATGCATTAAAGCACGCGCCCTAATATGGATTTTGTCCATTTCGGGCATCGCATTGCGGATGTTACTGGCTGTCGGAAATGAACCTTTAAGGTCCTTCCGAACTTGTGCCATGTGATCGTTGACTTTGCCGAATTTGGCGTAAGTCGGATCATCCAGCTCTGCTTTCTCCACGGTCTCGGCTACATACTTCTTCAAGAAGCTGTTGACCTGACGGTTAAACGCATACAGCGTGACGTCGTCGTTAAGGCAATACACATGTTGTGCCTCACGAAAATCGAACTCAAGTGCCCGGCTAATAGCCATTGCTATTTCGTCGGGGTGAAAGAGCTGTAGCTTTTTCTTTCTTTTTACCGCTTTTCCTTTATGCATGAGGAAGATCTCCATTTATGCTAAGTTAAAGTAAGGCTAGGCCACGAGTAGAGGTTTCATCTCGTGAACTTTACCAGGTGTTGAAGGTAGGTGCTGCGACTCGTATGGTACGGGGCCAGTACATAAATCCATAGTAACGGGAGTGCCGGCATAGAAGCCAGCACTCGCCGCAATTAGGATCATGGCCAAGTACTTCATAGCCATAGCTACCATGAATGGAAAATCGTTCATAGTAGTTACCTTCGGTTTTACGCGGACGACCCGTCATCCCAGAATTTAAGGAAGTCAGAGTCAGTTAAAAGTCCGCAAGCCATTACCCGCATCGACAGCCGTTCCGCATCCGTTGTTTCTGGATCGGTAGACATGAAGATGTCGAAAGTATCGACGGTCCGGTTTCCATTCGCAAGTGTGCGAGGGATCCGAACTTTGACCTTTCTACGTGCTTGGGTATAGCCACCTGGAGCCGATGCCTGAGGTTTGTGCTTTGTCACAGTGAACGTCGCCGTTGACAGATCTATAAGATCTGAACCATCGTCTAGAAAGACGTGGTGCGAAGTTCCTGCAATCTCACTAGTCTCAAACACCGTACTGGTGCCGGCGGTGATTGCTACGGTACCGTCAACTAGGACGGTTGAGCTTGCTATAGTCATTAGATTATACCTGCTTTGTGAAACGGATTAAATTTGCTCACAATGATTGCGAACAGATCCGTTATTTTCGTGGCATCACTGACAAGGTGTCCCGGAGTAAACTCTGGTAGCGTGTCAGCAATGGTAGGCGTCCAAGGATTTCTCTCGTAGGTAAATTCTTCCTGTGTGAGAGAGTCTGGGACGTGAAAGTGGTAGCGGCTGTTGTATGAGCTAACGACGGAGTATTTCTTCTCCCCCGATAGTTTTACACGGTAGCTGCCGGCCAGTATCTTAATGCTGGGATCCGCTAAATTCATTACACCTTTAGAAAAGGAGCTCAAATCTAACAGACGATCAACCATGAAACTATAAGGCATAACTTGCCAAACAGTCGTAGGCATATCCTTAGCCCTTAACCCTAGACGAAAGCGCCAATCGTGCACCGGATTCGAAATGGTGTACAATATAGTCGCTTTGCCCTCTATCTCGTTCTTCACCGTGTTGGTGCAGTTCAAGAATCCCCATAGCTGTTTGTCTTGCGAGTCACTACCACTGTCTGTGGCAATGCCTCGTGCTGACATGCGTTCGGGGGGCGAGGGGAGTTCCGTACCATATGCTTCAATCCCATCTTGTATACTTCTAACAAGGGGACTAACCGCAAAACGGTACTGATTCCACAACGCGGCATGTGCCTTTAAAAGGTCATACCGGTTCCGGCGAAACGTTTTGTTAATTAGATATTCGTTTCGAAACTCACTTCCTAGACGTGAGAGAGCTGCCAGCGGGCTTCTAAGAAACCGTAGCGTCTCTCCTATTTCTAGTAAGTCTTCACCAAAGGCATACGGAGTCTTGTCTATGTTAGCCAACGCCACCATTTTACACCTTCGCTCGAGTTTATCACTGAGCGTCGGATATGGCAACGTTGTTCCCCACGTACCTTCCTCAATCATGCGGGCCACAAGGGCCCCTTCATAATTGTAGTCGAGTTGCGAGGGGTTGCTAGCTTTATAGACATCCATCGAGAATGACGCAGGACTGGTCACTCCAGACTTCGTATATACGCACGGATTGTTTACAATCCCACCACCATTAATGATCCGATGATAATCGGGTGTTACGGTATCCGTCATTTCGTCTGTCACATTGGCCGTAGTATACGGTCCATAGTTATCGACAACGCCAGTCGGGCTGGTCCTCACGTAGTAATTCGTGGATGGACCCGCCAGCTGACGGTCACGGTACCTCACATATGGTGATGAACTCATAAGAGTCTCCTGTGCGTGCATTAAAAGAAAACAACGTGGTAACGACCTCACTTAGGTTAGTCCCGGTCTAAATCAATAGCCGGACTGTAAGCTTCGTGAAGTCAGTGTGCCTTTCGGCCCACACAAGGTATATCAGACGGGACACTCCTGCCCCAGATGATAAAAGCCCTGCCACTCTGCCGTGTTAGATTGTTCGGTTGGAGTTCCGACCGCACTAACATCTTCGCACGTAGTGATACGCGCTCAAATCACCGTCATGAACAATGACGATAATCGCAGTGTCGATACTGAAGAGTTTCAAATTCTTCATTATCAGAAGAAAGCTTTTTCAAGCTTGGTATCTCGAACCGTTGAGTGCAACCAGGATTTCCTGATTGCCGGCGATTCCATGGTCATGCCTATATGGCAAGTCGCATGGCGAGAGCCTATCTCCCTAGAAAGGGGAGGTAGG